AGCTGCCCACCACTCTTCTGTTGGTTGTCTGTGTGCTGTACTGCTACATCGAGTGTGTCCATACTCACTTTGCCGTTCCGCATCCTTCCCCCCAGATAACCGCCCTTGTGATCTCTTGTTGTCGGTGTAGGCCACATCTGCACTGTTTTTGACAACCCCGCTCCCTTCCCTGTTTTCGGATTTATCCCGCTCCGTTCTGTCGCTGTTGGCGTGGGCCACATTTTCACTTGGTCTGCTAAGTTTGCCCCGAACACTAAATTGCTCGACTTGCTTATTCTGCGCCCCCTCTCGTCTAGCTGACGCGGACCCCCTGTTGCATCTGTCGTTCTCGGTGTCGCCCACCAACTGCCTGGATCTCTTTTCCTCATTGATGGAGCCATTTGGTTTGCCGTGGCTGTTGGTGTGTGCAACAATCCAGAGCCTGTCTCTTCTGTGTGGGGCGTTGACGGCACAAGCTGGAACAATAAACGGTTGGCAGGAGTAACTTTCGGCTTCCAAGTCAGAAAGCACTGTGTCGAGCCCCATGCTGATGTGTCCATAAACATTTTCGCAAACAATCCAATTGGGTCGTTTTGCTTGAATAATGGTAAATATTTCAGGCCAGATGTGGCGGTCATCTTCTTCGCCTCTTTGCTTCCCGGCGACACTAAATGGTTGGCAGGGATAGCCACAGGATAGGATGTCGCAGTCTGGAACAAGTCCATCTGGGTCATTTGCCAACTCCTTTACGTCTTTAGCAATCTTAACATCAGGCCAATGTTTTGCCAGTATTTTGCGTGACCAAGGCTCAATATCGCAAAATAAAACAGGGTGGGATAATTCTGCCCAACTAAAACCAAGAGCAAAGCCCCCGATTCCAGAACACAAGTCTACATGTTTGAGCATAATGTTCTCCGTTGGTGGGGGGGTGGCTTTACGGCACTCGTGCCACCCAAACGAGCCTAACACCATCTATGGATGCCGTTAGTATGCATTTTTTAAGGCGGGAAAGGCCAAGCTCCCCTAGTACACCTAGGCGCACTATGAGGCCTTTCCCTAATCAATACCAGAACCCCCTTTAGGAGAACAAAGCATCGACTATTTAAGAGCCCAAGACGGAACCATTCCAGAAGCTGTGGATGGTGGGATTTGCCCTTGATTACCATTAGTCGCCACAGGTGCAGCTGAAGCCACTGAGCCATTATTCATGGAGATATAATCTTTATCACCTGGAACCAAAGGAACAACCATTTTGTTCTTAGCAGGGTATCCGTTTTGCTCTGGCTCTATACCAACCAAGAAACAAAACTGTTGACCCTGCAAAACTTGAATACCAGCAATGTTGCGTTTTTGCTGGGCTTCATTAGACATGTCGTCTTTTTTCAAGTTATAAATACTATCGACCATACGCCTCAACGTATTCAAGCCAATATTTCTTGCGACAGGAACGCCGTTATTATCTAGCTTTTCGCCATGAACAAATAAGTTGTGCCAAACACGCCTCTTATCGTGATTGCCCCCGATAATAGTAAACTCCATTGGGCAATATACAGCGCTACTAGACATAGACTTCTTGAACAACATGCCTTGACCAAACTCAGGCATCTCTGCGTCACCGCCAAGAAGATTGATAATTGCAACAACAGATGTTTTGTCAGGAATAAGTTCTAGAGGTTTTTGTTCTTCGGCGGCTTCAATTTGATTTAAATTAAGCATTTTCTACATTCTCCACTTCATTAGTAGGTTTCACAAAGTTCATAGTGCGTTCGTTTTGAGGAACGCCATTGCTCATTTTTTCTAGAAGCTTGCCTAAATGTGGCTCTTCCAGAAGTTCTAGTCTGCCAGACCTATCTTTCGCTGGATAGCCCCATTGATTTAAAGTTTGGCAAACAAAAGCCCGATAAGGGTTGCCGTTATCATCTGACATCACAGCCATCGTAATAACTTCATCCACAATGCCAGGTAATTCACGGCTAGTCTTGGCGCCTTCAAGTTGAAGTTCAAAGGTTTCGCGCCCATAGTCATCTATTCTTTGGTCAAGAATACCGACAAACACAACATTCTTATCTCTAATATGCTGCAAATGAGATAGCCATCCCATCATTTCCCTGCCCTGCATACCGTAGGCCGCTCTGGTATCTAATTTGCCAGTTCGTTCTGATCTACATTCGGGCTGGTTTTGGCAATACACAAAACAAAGTCTAGCCGCCACCGTAATTGAGTCTACAAAAATGGTGTCATACTTAGATAAAACATCTGCTGGATCACCATAAGTTTGACACACATAATCATAATGCATTTGGCTGTATGTTGCCTCATCACCTAAAGAAGGATTGGGGCCACCAAGAAATACTGCAAAATCACGGCATTCTTGCCAAGTTCTAGGACGGATAACGTCAATAGCTACACCTTCAATAGCCGCATCACCTGCCTCTAAATCCATGAACAATGTCTTGGAAGGGTCGAGGGTTCGGGCAAGAGAAGTCTTGCCCACCCCAGACTGACCACAAACAACTAACTTGTGGCCTTTCTTTTCAGCTAATCGCTGTTCTGCTGATATAATGTTAAGCATCATCACCCCCTTCAATATCTACACTGACACCTTGAAGATGAACGGTTCTAGCTTCACTCAACATCGCTTTAATGATTGGTGGTGCAGCGTTGAACTTTGCTTCTGGGATTGTATAAGTAACTTTGCAGTAATGCTTGGCAGTCTCTTCATCCATTGCATTCAAAGCTTTAATAACCATACCTGGTTCCCATTCGACCTTTTTCTTGATGTTGACCTTAATCTTAAAGCCATTGTCCTCAACGGTCACAGCACCAAAGTCCTTACCATCCTGACGCAATTTATTCTGCGCCCGCTCCAAGTAACGACCTTCAAGTTCGCTTTTAAGTAATTTCATTTTTTGTTGAGCCGCTGAAATCTGTTCTTCTAGAACTTTCTTTAAATCTGAAAGCTCAGGCAGAGATGCGGAGTGTAACGAATTATCGATCACAGATGATTTATCTGTCATATTAAGCTCCATAGATAGATAGTGTTTAGAAGCCTAATCTAGGAAGTAGATAACCTACTGTCAAGAAATAATCGTTATTTTTTTTTAGAAATTTTTATCTCTATGTCGTTCACTATTTTCATTAGCTTCTTTTTTAAACGAAAGACGCCAGTTTCTAAACCTTTGGCATCTTCGACAATAAACTGTTCAGAGCCATCTTGATTTATTTCGTAATAAGTAAAGTCAGCTATGTAAGTACAAACCTTTTGTTCATTAATTATAATGTCAAATCTAACTTGCGTTTTTAAATCACGAATATGATTAGCACGCTGCAACATGACTAGCTGACCATATCGTTCAGCTTCCCATTTGCTATCAAACATAATGCCAAGACATTCAGTTTTTTTTGCATTGAATTTATTTTTTTGGTAAAATCTATTATAACTTGGCATTTTATGGTGCTTTCAATATGGAAAAAGATAATAAAAGATGGAAATCGGTAGGTATAGACCTTACCACATACAATAAACTTCGCAAAATTTGCGAAGAGGAAGATAGAAATATTAGCCAGCAAATAAAGCGTATGGTTAATCGTGAGTATCGTGATACATTTAAAAATGACTCGCTTGGCATAGGCTCAGTGGGTTAACATAGGAGGGCATAGTATGTTCAGTAAATTTATAAGAATATTTTTTCCAGCTTGTTTTCAAGAGGAAAAACCAAAGAAAAAGAAGCGTGGCAGAGGTAGGCCAAAAGGAAGTAAGAATAAGAAAAAATGAATATTTCTATAGGGGACGGCTCAATGCAGAGAAACATAAGAGATGGTTTGTGTCCTAGATGTCAGACGCAGATGCAGCCTGTTGAGGTGCATGGTCATGTGCAATGTGCCGTCTGCCATTTAGTTATAGAAGAGTGTTGTCAGGGCGAAACTGCATCTTGTGGTATTGACCCAGACGATTTAAGCAACGCTGCTGGGTCATTATCCTAAATGACAAGACAACTTAGTCTTTTAGAACGATTTAAAGTTGTCTTAATCCCAAGCGAATCTGATCCAGATTTTAAGTGGGTTGTTTGGGATAATGAGAAAAACAAAATGCGTTATCGTGTGACAGATAAAGATTACGCTGAGAAGTTAAAACAATTATTGGATAGACAAATCACCTAACCACTTTAAGGCCTCATCTCTGGCCTCATTGTTTCTCCTCAACCAACCTTTACCAAAGGTTTCAAAAGTTCTAAGGCTTCGGTAGAACTCTTCTCTTTCATTAGCTACAATTTCAACTAAATCATCTGGCCTTTGCTCTTGCACAGCTAACAAGGTTTTTGGGCCTATTATTCCATCAGCTTTTACTGCACAGGCTCCCTGTAAGGCTTTAGATGCACGGCCTGGCCCTGAGTTAACAGCCCAATCAAAGATAAAATAATCTAATCCTGTAGGCAAATCATCACCACAGATTTTGTCCCAATACATGTCTTTATATATAAGTTGCACATGCTCGTCTGGAATATTTTTTAGTTCATATATGTCTTCAAGGGGGCGACCTAAAAAATCTGCGTAAGTTTTATGAGTTATGCCTTTATTCGTTGCGCCGCCAGGATCGTCTTCATGATCAACAAATCCTCCTTCATGGTGAAGCACAAGCTCAAGGCTTTTAAAAAAGTTAGCTTCCATTAAATAAGTCCTGCTGTTGCGCCGCGTATACCAAGAGCTTGTGCCACTGCTGGGTCTTGTGCAGCCTGTTGTCTAATAGGGGATGTCTGCGAAAGAGATGTTCCGGGCGCTGGAGATGGAGCTTGAGGTATAACCGAACTTATGTTCGGGATATCTACATTTTT